AGCATTTTTGACTTATTGGTCTTGTGAACGTTCGTTCTGACCTTAACTATCAACAGGGGCTCAACAGAATGTGGACTAGACAGACTCGGTATGATTTCTACTGGCCAGCTTTGTCTCACTTGGGTGAGCAAGCGGTTCTTAACAAAGAAATCTATGCTCAAGGTACTTCGGCCGATGATGAAATTTTTGGATATCAAGAAAGGTATGCAGAGTATAGATACAAGCCCTCGCAGGTGACGGGTTTGTATCGATCGAATGCTACCGGTACTCTCGATATTTGGCATTTAGCTCAAAATTTCTCGGCGTTGCCTACATTAAACGATGCTTTCATTCAAGACAATCCACCGATTGATCGTGTGATTGCGGTACCATCTGAACCTCACATGCTACTCGATTGCTATTTCGATTACGTATGTCACCGACCAATGCCTGTTTACAGCGTTCCTGGTCTAATCGATCACTTCTAGGAGTAAGAAATAATGGGTATCAGAATGAGCTCATACGCCCCCCAGTCGGGGGGCGCTGGTGGCGGGGGGGATTGGATGTCAGGTACTATTGCAGCTGCCGGTACTGTTGCCGGTGCTGCTATTACTTCGGCTTCTAATGCTGCCCTTCAAGACAAGGCTAACCAGTTTAATTCCGATCAAGCTGCCATGGGTAGGGAGTTTGCCGCCAAAGAGGCGCAAAGGAACCGCAAATGGCAGGAAATGATGTCTTCTACGGCATATCAACGTGCCATGGAAGATTTAAGAAAAGCGGGATTAAATCCGATGTTAGCTTACATGCAAGGCGGAGCCTCTACCCCTGGTGGCGGTCAAGCTGCTGCATCAACCGCGAGCGGGCAAGCTTCCAGAATGGAAGATTTTATTGGCAAAGGTATTTCTGCTGCCATGGATTACGCCCGCTATAGAAAGGACCTAAAAAATGTCGATTCCCAAGTCGCCCTCAACGAAGCCGCTGGAGAAGCTCAAAGAGCTAGTGCTGTTCTTAGTTCAAATTCTGCCAAGCTTGCTGAGAGTAATTCGGAAAAAGCGCGAGTAGAAACTGAAGCGCTTAAAAATACAATGCCAGCTATTAAGGCGGAAGCCGCCAACAGGGAGACTCGTGCAAAAATCGAGTCTTCCCCTACTATTCAAACTTTCGACGCAATTATGAGTCGAATACCAAATTTCAATTTGCGAGGCTTGTTTTCAAGTCCTAAGCAAAATGAATCAAAACCAAGTCCATATCGAAGACTTCCATAGAAAGGAAAAAACATGTTCAAAACACCATACAAAAGAGAAGAAAGCCCAGGTATATCCGATTTCGGACCATCGAAGGTTAGACCCGAATATGAATCACAAACTAATATAAATAAAATAATGAAAAGATTTCAAAAAACGGGTCAACTTCCAGACTTGATCAATAGAAATCCTCAATATGGCGACTTCTCTAAAGCCCCAGACTATCTAGAGGCTAAACTTACGATTATTAGGGCCCACGAGCAGTTCGAGGCCCTTCCAGCTGACGTTAGGAAGCGTTTCTCCAATGACCCAGCAATGTTCCTAGATTTCGTTCACGACGAAAGAAATGTGGATGAACTTGTTAAGCTGGGTCTAGCTAAAAAACTGGAGTCTAGCGAAGTGACTCCAGTTGACGGGGTTGGGGGTGTAACCCCCGAAAAAGAGACCCGTTAGGTCTCGTTAAGACCCCTTTGGGTCGCCTGGCACAATTACCCCTACTTGTTATTAATTGTGCCAGATGACACCAAATCAAAACGAAGTGTTATTTGGGGTCTAAAAAAGGGACTTGTGCCCTTAGGCTACAAGCCCTTATACTGTTCCCATGAAGCGCAAAGCGATGTCCCTCAAGGGCTCAAAAAAATTATTCACTAAGACTGCAAAGAAGGTTCATCCTAAAAATGCAGTTCGACCAATGCGGGGCGGTTTTCGCCTCTAGAGAGGTGAAACTTGCCATGCTATCGCCCGCTGTTGGCTTTCCAACATAAGTCGGAAAAAACACCGCTAAAATTCGTTTGGAGAGAAGCGTCACGAGACGAAGAAGGATTCAACCCTTACGAAACTAAAGAATACAAAGAACTTACCGATAAAGAATCCTGGATGCCTCTTGCCATCCCTTGCAATAAATGCGTGTGGTGCCGACTTCAAAATGCGAGAGAGAAAGCTATCAGGGTAATCAATGAAGCAAGACAGTACGAGGACAATTGTTTTCTTACACTTACTTACAACGATGATCATCTACCACGTCTTGAAAACGGGAAGCCTATTTACCAATTAAGAGACATTCAACTATTTGCAAAAAGAATTAGAAAAGCTCTAGGCGATCATAAAATAAAAACTTTCGGCTGTGCCGAATACGGCGAGCAACTAGACCGCCCGCATTTCCATTTAATTATTCTTAACTTTGATTTCAAAGATAAGTATTTCTGGAGATATTCAGAGAACGATTGGTCAAATGAAAAATGGCCAACTTATAGGTCACCTAAACTCGAGGAGTTGTGGCCACATGGCTACTCAGAAATAGGAACAGTTACAGAAGAGAGCGCGGGTTACGTCGCTCGATACGTTACAAAAAAAATCACCGGTGAAGGCGCGTACGAACATTACGAAGGTAGGCCGCCTGAACGCCTAGTGTGCAATTCTAAAGGAATTGGACTTGCACACTTAGAACAATACGCAGACACAATATTAAACAACCAAAGTGTGATTTGGAAAGATCAAGAAGTTACCATTCCTAGGTATTACAAAAAAAAGCTTGAAGAGCTTTACCCGTCACGATACGCAGAGATGCGTGAACGATTGAAATCGAAAATTAAAGAGATTGATCTCGATTCTACTCGTGAACGCCTTCAGGTGAGAGAGAGAGTTCACAACCTGAAGGCAGAAAGACTAAAAGGAAAATTATGATTTATCGAGTTATTGCCGTCTACGACAAAAAAGCCCAAATGTATCCACGTCCTCCATTTTGCATGCAAAGCAGAGTTGAGGCTATTAGAGGGTTTACCGATGCCGTCAACAAAGACGATAGTCCTATTGCAGCGTTCCCCTCAGAGTTCGATCTTGTCGAGGTAGGTACATTTGATTCCGAGACTGGTGCATTGACCTCAGAGATAGTAGTACTTTGTAATGGACAAGAAGCAAAAAAGGCTTAATGCTCTAAGAAATAGAAGATACAGGGCGCGGAAAAAGAAACAGTTCCACGCCCTTTGTCTTGAGATCGAAATATTAAAAAACACAGTAGAAAAATTGAAAAGGTTGAAAGGAATTACCGCGAATGACCATTATGACCAACAAATCACTGCCTTCAGTGATGAAACACAACTTTTCCCAGATCCCTCAAGCCGATATTCAGAGGAGTAGCTTTAACCGTTCACATGGTTATAAAACCACGTTTGATGGTGGGTTCTTGGTTCCTATTTTCGTTGATGAGGCTTTACCGGGCGACACTATGAAACTAAAGGCCACATTGTTTGGCCGTCTTGCTACTCCTATTGTTCCCATGATGGACAATCTTTATTTGGATACGTTCTTTTTTGCTGTTCCTAATCGTTTAGTTTGGAACAATTGGCAAAAATTCAATGGCGAACAAACAGATCCAGGTGATTCTACCGATTATCTCGTTCCGACGATCACGATGCCTGTAGGCGGTGCTTTAGAAGGATCTCTTTCAGATTACTTTGGTATTCCTACAAAAAGAGCAGGCCTGGTAGTAAATTCACTCCATTATCGTGCTTATAACCTTATTTGGAACGAGTGGTTTAGAGATCAAAACCTTCAAGATTCTGTTGTTGTAGATAAAGACGACGGGCCAGACACTTACACCGATTACGTTCTTTTGCGAAGAAACAAAAGACACGATTACTTTACGTCTGCCCTTCCTTTTCCACAAAAAGGACCAGATGTTACACTTCCATTAGGTACAGTTGCACCAGTTGAAAGAACAGGTGCTTCTACTGCACATGCTCCTCAATTCTCGAACGCTGCTTTTGATAACCAAAACCTTTATTTCTTTACTGACAACGATAGGTTTGGTCCTGCGGCTAATGCGGGTGCCGGTAACCAAATTACTTGGTGGGGATCGCAAACAGGTTTGCAAGCAAACTTAGAAGATGCGACCGCTGCTACTATCAATTCGTTAAGAGAAGCTTTCCAGCTTCAAAAAATGTTCGAAAGGGATGCCCGAGGTGGAACGCGTTACACTGAAATTATTCGTGCTCACTTTGGTGTTGTCTCTCCTGATGCGCGTTTGCAGCGTCCAGAATTCCTTGGTGGCGGATCTTCTCCGGTGGTTGTAAACCCAATTGCTCAAACGTCTTCTACTGATACTACTACCCCTCAAGGTAACCTTGCTGCTATGGGTACTGTAATGGCTAGTGGCCATGGATTTTCTAAATCCTTCACTGAGCATTGTTTA